TATTATTTTTATTATTTTTATTATTTTTATTAATTACCATCTGTATCTAACTTTCCAACCATACTGTTCATAATATTTACCATGTTCATCATATTATGTTTAATGTCTATTACATTAGAATCTACAGTTGTAGTTGTTGTATTATGATTTATTACTGCCGCGTTATCAGTAGGGGATACATTTGTAAGTTTAATATTGCCTAATTCAATATTATTGTTTTCTTTCTCCATATCTTTCATTGAATATGAAGGGATAATATCGATGGATTTTACAGCATTCGGACGATTCAATGAATCTACAACACATCCGTCTTCAATATTAATACCCGCTGGCGCTACTACATCCCTTATATCTGCTGTTTTTGCTATATCATTTACAAGATTTCGTTTGTCGTAATTCAACAATTTCGATGCCATTTCACATTTAAATGTTTCATGGTTGGTATCGTGGGGAAGAGGATGAACCTTATCGTATTCTGTGTAAAAGTCAATGTACGCCTTAGAATGAAGTTGATGGACTTGTGTATAAAGAGAACCATTTGTGTCTACTGAGTCCTTTACCCATCCTTCGTTTTTGTCCTTTACCATAAAGTTTCTTCTTTTTTGGTCGGTACAATGAATTGGTCGTTCAGTTATTGGTATATCTTCCAAATTTTTCAATACCTTTTTCGATATAAAGTTCTCTATCATTTGATTATCGTTTACAATGTCATTTAACTGAAATGATATATTTTCTACAAAGTCTTGTAAACTTTGAGCGTTGTTGCAATATTTATCTAAAAAAAAGTTGATCGAAATGTTATTATTTGTAATTACGTTTTTGGTTCCTAACATACCACTGTCTACGGCCTCTGTTATGGAACTTGTTAGTTTAGTCATTTGTTTGGTTAAATCGTCCAATTTGTTTCCATTTATATTATTGATTTTATTTGTAGATGGAGTTGGGATTTGAGGGGGGGTTTGTATCTTGTAACATGACGCATTTTTTTTATGATATCGCAACCCACTCCTGTCTTTGTATTGTTTGTTACAAACATCGCATGTATACATATGAATAACACTTTTTAACACTTTTTTTACAGGGTTTTCTACGTTTTTCCCCGTCATTCTCTTATGTTTTTTGGTGCTAAGATGTTTATTAAAATGCGATTTTTGTGACGCGGTATAGTTACAAAGTTCACAATAAAACTTATTCTTGCGTTTAACACTTTTAACACTTTTTTTCTTCATTTTTCTACGGTATATATAAATTTATTATTTTATTTTTATATGTTTCAAAAATGTTGTTATTTTTTTCACAAAAAAAATACACATAAAAAAAAGGCACTATTTTGGAAATCCACAGAAAAAATAAAGAAAAAAAGGCACCCTTAGAACAGAAAAAGTTGTTCTAATGGTGCCTTTTTTTCTGAGACAGTGCCTTTTTTTCCAAAAATTTAACACTTTTTAACACTTTTTTCTACGCTTTTTCTACGCTTGCATAAAATTTCCTTATGCTTTGACCACATATAAATTTATATAATTTTAGAGGCGTTGTGGAAATAAAATTTCTATTTTTTTTCTGGTTTTTTTTAACACTTTTTAACACTTTTTTCTACGTTTTTCTACGCTTGCATGAATTTTGACCAAAATTCGACAAAATTCGACAAAATCCGACCATTTTTTGCAAAAAAATCGTTCTAATAGTGCCTTTTTTTCATTTTTGGGCAATTTTGATTTGTTCGTTTTGAAAAAAAGGCACCCTTAGGAAAATATTCCAGTTTAAAGCATATCACGTAAGGATATTTGAACATATCAAAAAAAGGCAAACCATAGCAATATTTTTTTTCAGAAAAAAAGGCACCCTTAGAACGATTTTTTTACCAAAAGTTTTTTGAGATTTCGTTTTGGACATTTTGAAATTGTCCTTTTTCAGATCTCAAAAAACTTTTACTAAAAAAATCGTTCTAAGGGTGCCTTTTTTTCTTTATTTTTTCTGTGACCTTTTTTTATAGATATTTATGCAAAAAAATACATGATAAAATTGGATTGAAAAATAAAGAAGACACTGATATATGATCGGCACCTAATTTTTTATACGCTTCTGCCTGATAAACATTTCTTACACCTCCCCCGGCAATTACTATTGTATCCTTATAGTGTCCTTTTATATATTGTATCAATTTGGATGTATATGGTATTAGCGATGGACCTGACAATCCTCCATACTGCACAGGAAGCGTATTGCTACAATGAAATTGGCGAAATCCTTCCTTATAATACGTATCAATTAAGGTTGTTTCACATATGGGACTAAGTTTCACAATACACCAATCACGCTTGCCGTTATTAAACAACGACAGTCCATTGCTTACTAAATCGTTCTCCGTATTGGGACAACTTACATTTAATTCAATATCCATATCGTCTGGTATCTTGTGTAATAAAATATCAATATCCGTTTTTTCCAAAATAGCAACACTGATTATCTCTCCCTTTTTATATGTGGAGATTGCATAATCAATTCCCTTATTTCTTAACCCTATTTTGTTGACCCATCCTCCGCATATAGGAGAATAACGCAATGATTTAAAAATATTTACAACTAATCCTTTGCGTTCATACAATGTAAAACTACCTCGTATTGATATGGTGTTTTTGATATTAAGATAATTACCAAATGGAGGATTGATAAACAACATTTATATATATATATATATGGGTGTTGTTTTAACTATTTTTTTAAAATTGACTAAAAAAATCTACCTTGATATACAATATACACAATCAAAATCAAGCAAATCCAATAACATCCAAAATATCAAAATACAATGTCACAATCCAACTGCCTTCAAGTAAATCTTTATTCAAGTCAACAAATTCAATACGAAAATATTGATATTCTTAAAAATTTCATGGAAACCAACTATTCTTACATCTGCAAACGTGTCGATTTAAAAACGGCAAACAAAAATCAGGTATCACCAGGTAAAACATCTGTTCTTATTGTTCAAAATTATGTGCCCAATAATATGAATGAATCTATTGTTTCCGAACTAAACAATTCTATATTTGCGACAAGTTCGTCGAAACCAACCCAAATCAACGATATGTTAAACCATGAACTTCCAACATTGACCACCGTGGTCAACACGTTAGAGGGGGTTATTGATTGTTCAACCAACCAAACATATGGACACGAACGGTTTGATGTTCTGCGTGACAGCATCAGTGGAACCACATATTCAAACGCAAATATGTCAATTTATCTTGGAGATGACAACTTTCCAGTTGAAATGAAATGGTTCAATAAATCGCTTGATAAATCAGAAGGAAGGAAATCGTCGTTTAAACTAAATAAAGGGGACTTATTTATTATAGTCAGCGATTTTACACAAGATAGTGATTACACTATTGAAATCAAGACTGGTTCATATGTAAAAACAAGGGAAAAAAAGCAGGCAAAGTCTATAAAAAAAGTTAGTCAATCGTCTACTGAAAATATTGTACCTGTAGTTAGTCACGATGAACCGAAACAGAAAAAAAAGGCGTCTAAATCAAATATTCATCGTAGGATAACCAGAAAACGTCCAAATGGAAAGTTAGAAAAGGTATGGAGAAAGTCAAATTATAATTTAAAAGAGGGCGAATCATGGTTGGATTCTTGGAAAGTAAACAAAACAGTTTATGATACATTGAAAGAAGCAGAAATGACTGCTGGTGAATCTAATATTGTTACATCAATGGTAACTTCGTCATCTTCTACTACTGCTAAGAAAAAGACAGACAAGAAATCGGTTGCTAAAAATAAAAAAAAGGCGGTGGTTGTCCAAATAACAGAACCGATTGAAACTACTACTATTGAGTCATCAAATCAACCTCAATTATCGGCGGACACCGATAAACTTACGGACGACCTGGACGATACCATGATCGACATATTAGACGATATTCCATTGGATACACCAAACGAGTCGGATACAGATTCAATTAATGCCTATGCGTCTGTTTTAAATGAAGACAAACCATCCGATTCACCTGTTTCAAGTAATGATTCTGAATGCGAAACAGATGACGACGCTGAAGAAATCCAAACCGACGAAATTGATTCTTCCCTCAATGACGAATTAAAACCAGATAATTACGACGACGACGACGATGATAATATTAAAAACGACGATACGTCTATTCGCAACGATACGGTTGACGCAACACTTACAAAGACAGTTCCATCGAATTCTTTGTCAGGTAAGTTTAAGACCGAACATGTTGTAAATATTCAAATGCTATTAATTACCATTCCGAAAGATGTAGTATTGTGCGATGAAAATGGAACTCGCACCAAATCACGAAAAATATTCGCATTGTCACACAAAGACAACGACGTTGATATCGGCAATACACATCGCATTGGAAACAGAGTATATGGATTTGAAACTGAATATCCGACATACAACTTAATCTCTATGTAAATAATTAATAATTACACAATCAAATCACATTAAAAAAATATAAAAATATAAAAATATAAAAAAATATAAAAAAACAACCATCATAAAACGGTTGTTTTTTTCTTTAATCTTAAATTAAGAATGTTAGGATGTATATGAAAATGCTGTTGATACACATGCACAAAATAATAACATACATCCAACTAGTAAAATACCTGCCCACATAGTTCGAAATATCAATATATTTTTATATCATTTTTATTAAGGGTTTACTAGTACATTATTGGGTATTATACTAAGCATTTTTTGAGTTTAAGTCATACAACTGTTCCAATCGCAGCGATATTGAATAATCGGTATTATTGAAGTCTACTATTCTCCCCAACTCATCCAAGATAGACACATTTAACCGTGATATATTTACTGGACCAAAATACTTTCGGATATAGTTGGTTTTAACATCCGGATTGACGTAATTGTAATTTCCATCCGCGGTTTTTACCAGTTTAGCCAATATGGTATTGTTTGTGAAAACAGATTCTTGAAAGGGAGAGAAAATTGTTTGTGAGTAGTTTTTATTGTAATCGTCTATCGCCAAAAACAAATACTTGCTACCTTCAGTATTAAACATGCCTTCAGGAGAATATCCATGAACTGTATTAGTGGTTGCTTCCCTTCTATTTACAAAGTCTGTATCATAATTATAATACTGTTTTCTATACCCCAACATCCACCCCATATTCATTTGTATCGGTCTGTTTGGTTCATCACTAATCCTCCAATCAATATTAAACCGTAACTCAACCATATCACCATCTAAGTTAGTGACCGGAATACCGCTATTACTTGACCCTCTTATATCACGGACAAAGTTGAACTTCTTTGTGACTTCATCATAGTAAGCGCCTATTCTTGTTAACTGATTATTGCTTGGATCATTAAACACATACTCGTTTAAATATCGCATGAGTGTGTGGGGAGTATAAATACCGTCTTTTATTTTTATCACGTGTTTTGTTTCGTTTATA